AAAACCATTAAAGAAGCTATCCACGCCCACGCCAAAATCTGCTATCCTGCTGAATGCTGTGGGCTTATCATAGATGGGCAGTATTACCCCTGTGATAATGTTGCCCCAAATCCTGCCGAGCATTTTGAGATAGACTACCTTGATATGGTTGAAATGCAGGAATATCACGGCGAAATACAAGCCATCGTTCACAGCCATCCCAATGGCAATGCCGAGCCGTCCGAAGTGGATAGGGTGCAAATGAGCATACATGGGCTAGATTGGGTGATTTGTGCTTTTGGTTACCACGCAGGTGGCAAAGAGTACTTTGATGTCAAATGCCATAAACCCAAAGCGTATCAAGCCCTATTATTAGGGCGTGAGTATCATCATGGCGTGCAAGACTGTTATAGCTTGGTGCGTGATTATTACAACCGTGAGCTTGATATTCACCTGCCTGATTTTCACCGAACTGATGGTTGGTGGGAAAAAGAACACCACTTACCCTTATATGAAGATAACTTCACCAAAGCAGGTTTTATCAAGATGCAAGATGAAACCGACTTACAAAAGCACGATGTCATCTTGTGCCGTGTTGGGCGGACGCATCATGTCAATCATGCTTTGATTTATGTGGGCGATGGCAAGTTAAAAAGCGAAACCACGCCTGATTGTGTGGGTAATGCCCTAATTTTGCACCATCCCCATGGCAGTCTTAGCGTGCGTGAGATTTATGGGGACAATTGGCAAAGACGCACGGCGATGGTGGTTAGGCATGAGCGGTTAAACAACGGTTAAACAGTCATATCCCAATATTATCAGCCCATAAGCATGCTTATGGGTTTTTTTATGTGAGAAATTCAATGAAAACCGTCATTTTACACGGCATTTTAGCCAAAAAGTTTGGTAAATCCTTTCGCCTTGATGTCAAAACTGCCAAAGAAGCTTGCCATGCGTTGGCTTGCCAAATCCCTACCTTTTATGCGTTTATGATGAATGCCGAAAAACAGGGCATTAAATTTGCCATCTTTAACGGCGAAAAACGCACTCAAAAAACCAACATCGGCGAGAAGCAAGTGGACGATATTACCACAGCAAGCCACATTCATATCATGCCAAGGGTGATAGGCTCTGGTGGCAAGACAATGGGCTGGCTACAAGTGGTGGCAGGATGGGTATTGGTTGGGGTAGGGGTAGTTACAGGCAATGCTGGGCTAATCGCTGCAGGGGCAGGTTTGATGTTGGGCGGTGTGTCAAGTCTACTAATGCCCACCCCCAAACTTGACCCAAACAATGAAGATGGCAACCGCCCAAATAATGGCTTTGGCGGTGCAATCACCACGGTGGCTCAGGGCAATCCTGTACCGATTTTATACGGTGAGCGAGAAATTGGTGGTTTTATTGTCTCAGCAGCGATTTATGCTGAAGATAAGATGGTACAGGGCGTAAAAGTTTAGGATTAAAACTGAAAGGGTAATTATGAAAATCTACGGTGCAAAAAGACAAAAACAAAGCTCAAACAAGCCGTACATTCAAAAAGACACAGCAAGCAGTACTAACTCTTATCAAGCACTGTACGGCTTATCAGAAGGTGAAATATATGGCTTGGTTGATGGTGGCAAATCTATCCGCCTTGATGGTACGCCCATTATCAATGATAATGGCGAGCCGAACTTTCCTGATGTGTCATGGGATTTTCGAGCTGGAAGTATTGACCAAACGCACATTAAAGGCTTTTCATCCGTTGAAAATGAGCAAAGTGTCAATGTAGAACTACGCCACGACCGCCCTTATACCAAAGCCATCAATAATAAACAACTGTCAGCAGTGGCAATCCGCTTGGGCTTTAATTCCCTGCGTGAACAAAAAGGTAATGGCGATGTTGTTGGCTACCGCATTGAATACGCCATTGATGTGCAAACCGATGGCGGTGCGTGGGAGATGGTGCTAAATACCGCCGTTGATGACAAAGTTAGCCAAGGTTATCAGCGGTCGCACCGCATTGACTTGCCAAAGGCTCAGCAAGGCTGGTCTGTGCGTGTGCGTCGCCTTACCCCAAACCGTGATAGTGAGATGGTAAGCGATACCATGGTTGTCTCTGCTGTCACTGAAATTATTGACGCTAAGCTTCGCTATCCGTGCACGGCACTGCTTGCCTTAAAATATGACGCCCAAACCTTTTCTAATATTGCCAAGGTGGCGGTGCATGTGCGTGGCATGTTAATTCAAGTGCCAACCAATTACGATCCTACCGCACGCGCTTATGATGGGCTTTGGGATGGTACTTTTAAATTGGCTTATACCAATAACCCAGCTTGGGTGTTTTATGATATTTGTACCGCCAAACGATACGGATTGGGCGACAGACTGGCGGGTAAAGTTGATAAATGGAGCCTGTACCGCTTAGCCCAATATTGTGATGAGATGGTGGACGATGGCAAAGGGGGCAAAGAACCTCGCTTTACGGTGAATGTCTATCTACAAAAAGCTGATGATGCGTATCGTGTGCTACAAAACCTAGCATCAGTATTTAGAGCATTAAGTTTTTGGGACGGTACCAGCATTGTAGTAGATGCCGATACACCCAAAGAGCCTGTTTATGTGTTTAGTAATGCCAATGTCATTGGCGGTGAATTTAGCTACACAGGCACACGAGCAAGAGACCGTCATACGATTGTCAAATGTGCTTATGATGACCCTGATAATAATTTTGAAACTGATTATATTTATGTGCAAGATGAACATGCCATCGCCAAATACGGTATTAATCAATTAGAGCTAAATTTATTTGGTTGTACAAGTAAAGGACAAGCCCAACGAGCAGGGATTTGGGCATTAAAATCAGAACAGCTTGAAACCGAAACGGTGAGCTTTAGCACAGGCTTAGATGGCTTTATCCCCAAAGTGGGGGAGATTATCCATGTTCAGGATAACAGCCGAGCTGGGCGTATGCAAGCTGGGCGGATTGTAGCAACCGATGGCAGACAAATCACCCTTGACCGCATGGCAGGCAAAGTGGGCGATACGCTGATGGTTGGTGATAATTCCGCCCAAATTGTACAGATTGATGATACGGTTATCACGACGGACACCGCCATCGGTCGTGCTGGTCAGGTCTTTGCCATTTCATCAAGCGATGTTGCCCCAAGAGCGTATCGTGTGATGACGATTAGCCAAAATGATGATGCAAGCTTTTCATTTACCGCACTGCAATATGAAATTGGCAAATTCACCGCCACTAATAACATTGCCGCCATACCTAAAAAAGAAGTTTCGGTGATTAAGGCTCATGTCTTAACACCACCAAACTCAGTAGGCATTACCGAACGCACACGCACCCATCAGGGTCAGGCGATTACCACGCTTGTCATCAGCTGGGAGCAGGTGGTAGGTGCTGTGGCTTATATTGTTGAATATAAAAAAGATAGCAACGCTTGGCAGACCCATAAAGTATCATCACATTCACTTGAAATTGATGGCGTCTATGCAGGGGTATATCAAGCAAAAGTGCGAGCGATTGATGCGTTTGATAATGAAAGCCTAGCAACATCAAGCCAATTAACACAAATCACAGGCAAACAAGGCAAACCGCCACGCCCCATTAACCTTAGCGTACAGGGGGTATTATTTGGCATGAATTTAGGGTGGAATTTCGCCAAAGGCTCAGGCGACACCAATTACACAGAAATTCAAGTTAGCCCCGACGGTCGCTCAAATATCGCAACGCTTGGTACATTCGCTTACCCTACCAATAAGCATGAAATCACAGGGCTACAAGGCAATTTGACCCAGTTTTATCGTGCTAGAATTGTAGATAAACTGGGCAATACAAGCGATTGGACAGATTGGGTCAGCGGCACAACATCAGCGAACGCTGATAAAGTGCTTGACATACTATCAGGTCAGATTAGCCAATCTCATCTTGACCAAAGTTTACGCACGCCAATTGGCAAGATTGGCACAATTGAAAGCAACATCAGCAAAATCAATGTTGATTTGCCCGATTTAAATCAAAGCATTGCTGATGCTCAAAGCACGCTTAATACTGCTGTTGCTAGTATCGACACAGAGAAAAAGCGACTCAGTAGTGCGATTGTTGATATCAATACGCTTAAGCAGTCTAATAATGCCAAAACCCAAGAAATCGCTAATCTGACCCAAACGGTGAGCGGACACACTTCACAAGTGCGAGAGCTTGGCGTGACAACTGGCGATTTATCCCAAAAATACAGCCAAGTCAAAACGCAGGCAGATAATGCCGCATCTGAAATTACTGCCGTCAAGCAGACCCAAAGCGGACAGGCGACAAGTGTTGAGCGGATAAGAAGCGAGATGGCAAACAAAGCAAGTACAGCAAGTGTTAATAGCTTAACTGAAAGCTTAGCAAATAAAGAACAGGCGTTGTCAAGACGCATCAGAACAGTCGAAAGCACAGCAAGCGGTAATACTTCAAGTATTAATACACTTAACCAAAGCTTAACAGACAAAGAGCGTGCGTTGACAAGAAAGCAAGAGCAATTAACTGCTCAGCTTGCAAATAAAGCAAGCGTTGCCAGTATTAATACACTTAACCAAAGCTTAACAGACAAAGAGCGTGCGTTAACAACAAAGCAGGAGCAATTAACCGCACAACTTGCAAACAAAGCAAGTACAGCAAGTGTTAATAGCTTAAGCGAAAGCTTAGCAAGCAAAGAGCGAGCGTTGACTGAGCAGATTAATCGAGCTAAGTCAGAAATTGGCGGACGCATTACGCAAATCAGCAATGAAACACGCACGCTAACAGACGCTAATAGAACAATTGGTGAGCGGATTAATCAGCTAAATAGTGAACTTGCGGGTGCTGATAGCATTAGCGATAACTTGCTTATTAATAGTAACAGAACACTTGTCACAGGTGCTTATTTAATTGCAACTTACCGCATTAGCGAAACGCTAAAAAATGGCGACAAAGTGCGATTAACAGTGAACGCCCCCCAGCTTGGCAGTCGCCGCATAGGCTTTATGGCGTATAACTCAAACTCAGCAAGTGGCTCAAAGCTTTCTGATATTAGAAATAGGCAAGGCAATAGTTACACTGCAGAGTTTGAATGGAATGTCGGAACAGGTGCTAATAATGAGCTGTGGCTGTATCATAATGCAGAAAACACAAGAAGTGTTTCGACGATTACAAGTGTAAGCTTACAAAAAATCACGACAAGTTCAGGCTTAGCAAGCATTAAGTCAAGCGTTGCCAATCTTGAGCGAACGCTAACAACAACAAACCAAAGCTTAGCTGAGCGGATTAATACCGTACAAACAACCCTAAACGGACAGACAGCGAGCATTCAGCAACACGCTCAAAGCTTGAACGGCTTATCGGCTCAGTGGACGCTTAAAGTACAGTCAGGCGGTGTGGTGTCAGGTATCGGCTTGGCAAGTAATAATGGCGTGTCTGATTTTGCAGTGCGAGCTGATAAGTTTTATGTTGCAAGCCCTCAGGGCAATAAAAAGCCGATGTTTTCAGTAATAACACGCCCAACGACGCTGAACGGCACAACCGTACCAACAGGCGTGTATTTAAACGGCGATTTATTAGCAAGCGGTACAATCTCAGGCGATAAAATCCGAGCAAATACCCAAATCACTGCCCCCAACATCCGAGGCGGTAGCATCAATATCGGCAGTAATTTTAGTGTTGATAGTCAGGGTAATTTGAATGCAAATTCTGGTGTGTTTCGTGGTCAAGTCTTTGCTGATAAAATCACAGGGCAGATTGATGTTGAAAGCTTAAAGTCCAGTGCGGTAGCGCTGGGTTATGATATGTTTATCTCAAATAGTTATCATGCAAGTAGCCCAAGTGGGTTTGATAAAACATTCAAAGCGTCTTATCCGTCGCACGGTTCTATCATTCAAAGCTTGGGGTTTAATAATGAAAATATTGGCAGTGCAATGTATGAGATGCGGGTATTTTGTAAACGAGCAATTACTGTCAAACAAAAGCTACACACAGTTGATGATAACTTATACTGTTATGTCAATGGGGATTCAGCGTTTGGTTATCATTCAAACTACGATTACTACGACAACGAAGAAAGAGTACCGACCCCTTTTGGTCGGGGTCGGATTAATACAGAAATCAGTCTATCGCTAAGGCAAGGTTTAAATACTATTCAATTTGTCTTAAACAACTCAGGTGGCGGTATTTGCCAGCTGATTGTACTTGGTGATTTCATTGACAACAACATCATTAAATTTGCATAAAGGTGATATATGATTGACACGCAGGGGCTTCATGCCCCTTTTTTAATTTCGTGGTTCGGTGTTTGGCTGTTTGCCTTCTTGGGTGGGTGGGCGAGTGCGTTTATCAAGATTAATGAAATTGATAACCGCCTGCAATTTCCATTCATCGCCAAGCCCTTAATTGGTACGGTTGCAGGAGTCGCCATGGCGATGATAATCAATGGACAAGCAGAACCGCCAGCTGTTAGCTTAGCCTTTTGGTCATTTGTCGGTTCGATTTGTTCAACGCCAATCATCACAGGGTTTTTGGTATTTATCTCAGACCAAAAGCGACAAAACGAGCTGTACAAATCCGCCCAAAATAAATTCATACCTTGGTCAAACAAGGAGAAAAAAGATGAGTAATCTACTTATTATCAATGCCTTGATTTGTGGTATTGGCTTTGGCGTGGGCGTGCATACTTTTATTAAGCATTTAAAAGCGTTTTCTAGTGAAAAAACGCCAGTCGTCGAAGCGTGGCTTGTTGCTGTCGGTATGCTTGCATGGTCAGTTTTGTTGTATGCAAGCTTTGATGAACCGATGATTACACGGCTTGAAGTATTTAGCCGATTGCTATTCTTGATTTATTGGGTAGGCGGTATCTTAAAAGTACAAAAGCAGTGCATTAAAATCAGACGGCATTTATCAAAACGAAAAGCACAAATTAATTTATATAAGCCCTAAACAGGGCTTTTTTTAGGAGTAAAAATGAGCAGTATTAAACACATTCAAACCCAAATTGGCACGACCGTCGATGGCGTATGGGGCGATAAGTCAAAGCAAGCGTTAAAATCAGCGATAAATGGCGGTAAGATTGTCACAATCACTAAAAATATCAGCTTAAATGAGCTGTTAGCCAGTAATACTGCCAAAAAACACAACATTGACAACATGCCAAACCAAACCATTTTACAAAACTTGATTGACGCCAGTGTAAATCTTTATCAGCCTGTGCGTGAAATTTTAGGCGTACCAATCATCATCACGAGCGGTTACAGATGTTCTGCACTTAATAAAGCAGTTGGCGGCTCTAGCACTTCCGCCCACATGTCAGGATATGCGATTGATTTTACTGCCCCAAAGTTTGGCACGCCCAAAATCATTGTACCGCATATTGTGCGTAAGCTTAAAGAAAATAGCATTGGGTTTGACCAAGCCATCATTGAATACCCAAAATCGCCAAGGTCTTGGGTGCATTTGGGCTACAAGCACCCAAGCGGTAAACAAAGGGGCAGTAGTTTTGTGATTGGGTGATTTTACGGCTTTGGCTTGGTTATGCGATTGAACCTCTGATGTTTGCGTTAACAATCAGATGGCTTACGCCGTGTTCGTCAACACATTCCACCGCATCAAAGCCAAGTTTTCTAGCAATCACGCCACGCAGGCGTTGCATTTCCCAGCCAAAATCAGCACAATCGCCGCAAGACCGTGGCATGATATGCTCTTCAAATTCCGCCAAGCTTTCTTCATACGCCACCGCTTCTGCGATTGGGGCGGCGGTTTCTTCATCAATATACAGCTCTTTTGCAATGATTTGGATTGCTTCATCGCAGTCCAAATCATCATTGGTAGCAATTGAATCAACTTCATAAGCGTAAATAAAATCGCCATGGCTACGAGCCACATTTTTATCACCGTTCGCAAAAATGCCATCAAACACATTATCAGCTGGCAAGAATGCCGCAAAACCAATTTTGATAACTGGAGCGGTGTTTTCATGAGAGCCGTGGTATAAAGTTGTCATATTGATGCCTTTTATTGTGCTGGTTTTGTCTTGATGTGTGTATTATATAATCAAGACATATATAATACAAGCATTATTTTATAAAAATATTCAAAAAGTTTATAAGTTATTGATTTTGATTAAGATTATAATGATTACGCAGTATGTCTTTAATAAAAGCGTTAAAAGATTTTGTTTCATTCTGCAACGCTTGAATGATGTCAGCATCTTTTTCATTATGAAGTTGCAATGACTTGTTTGTTGTGTGCTTTTTTCGATAATTTGCATTTGCACGCAATACATAGTCGGGGGTTTTGTTTTTGCTCATTTTATACTCCTGCGTTCACGAAAATGGCGGGTTGCCATTTGATTTTAAATTCTTTAGCTCGCCCTGTGCCGTGCCAATGACCGTGCCAATGTCCACGGCGGATATGAGGGCGTTTTTTGCTTGTTTGTCTGTGCTTGCCTTGCTCTATCTGCTCTTGATAGTGCCGAATTTCACCACCTAACCTTGAACCCACTTCATAAATAAACGGCTCGCTTGGCGGAATAAATACGCCTGTTTTTTTATTTGTTTGATATTTTGGCTTATCTAAATTAGCACGGCTGACAGGCTCGCCCTTGTGCATAATCTCAGGCTCAGCAACGCATAGCCAAAGCAGGTAGGGCAGTAAGATTTTGATAAGCTCGTTTGAGCCGCCATCGCCGATGTTATTATCAGCGTAAGATAGCGATTGCTCGACCGTCATATCATCATCTAAGATAAGCGTCAGCGGCAAGTAAATATCATCATCACTGTCTGTGTCGATGATAAAGTTAATTGCTTTTTTGGGTTTTGAGTTGTACTCAATCAAATCATACACCGCCCAAAATCCCTTAATGTGCTTGATTTTTTCGTCTTGTGTGATGGCAATCTTGGCACTGTCGATATCAAGATATACGCACCACTCAGGCAGATTTAAAAAAATGCTTGTAGGGGTATCGTCAGGGATTGCCTTGCTGTCTTTGATGATTTCATCATCAAGGCGATAAATGCCCAGCGTATAACGCCAAGTGCCGAACAAATACAACTGATTAAGCGTTTTTATAGCGTTTACGCCTTTTTCGCTAAATGGGTCGCTTCTTGTCTGCTCATAAGCGATGGCGGTTGGCATATCAAGCAATGATGCGTGTTGCATTGGAAAAAACGCAAACTTATTCTTGCTCGCAAGGTAAGATTGTTGCATTTTTTTATAGCATTCTTTAGCGTTTGTAAATTCTTTATTGAATTTGTGCATTCGTGCGATGGTACGGTGCATTTTCAAACTCCAAAATCCCCAAAAAAAGGGGCTGATTTTATTTATGTATTATATAATCATAGATATATAATGCAAGAATTTTTTTAAAAAAAATGAAAAAAATTTGGTTGTATGTTGCCAGCTACAGTGCGACTTGCTTTAATTCTGCCAATTTTTTAAGCCACTGCTCATAGGCGGCCGTTTGCTGTGGCAAATAGTTGTAATGGTCATACACTTGTTGCATATTACCCACAGTGTGACCAATCATAATCTCAGCAATGTCACGACTGGTAAAAGCACTGAAATTGGTGCGTGCAGTTCTACGCAGGTCATGAAAGGTAAAGCGTGGCAACTGTATACTACAATGGCGGTCAATCCAATGTATCAGACCTGTGGTGATGTCTAAAAATGCGTTTTTTTCTAGCATTTCACCACGACGGTCGAACAGGTATTCGCTGCGTGAAATGGCGATGGCTTCGTCAATCAAAGCTTGCATAGGCGGCAGAATAGGGCGTATTAACGGTTGCTGGGTAATATGACCTACTTTGTGGTTCTCAGGTGGGACAGTCCAAACACCGTCTTGAAAATCGGTAATTTTAGCTCGTCTAAGCTCGATGCCACGGCAACCAAACATCAAAGCAAGTTCGGTCGCTAAGCGATTACGGTAGCTAATTTTTGAGCCATATAACGCTTTGTAAAATAAGATGATTTCATCATCACTTAAGTATCGCTTACGCTTAACACGGACTAAATTAAAATCACTCAATTCAAGGTCGGCAAGGATGTTATGTGTGACGATTTCACGCTTTTTTGCCCATTTGAGCATTTGCTTGGTATTTGTGAGTATGCGTTCAGCAATGCCTGGAGTTTTTTCAGAAATGGATTCAATGATGATAATATACTGTTGTAAGGTAATGTCATTAATCGGCAGTGAGCCAATGACAGGAAAAACATAGAGCTCAAAGCTACGCTTGATATCGGACGCTTGTTTTTTGGTGATGACTGCTGATTTATCATACCACTGTAAAAAACACTCATAGAAGGTGTCAGCGTTAATATAAGCCTGCTTGGCGATTTGCTCTTCAAGTTTTGGGTCTTTGCCATGCAGGAGCTGTGTTTTGGCAGACAGTGATTTTTCTCTGGCCTGCTTGAGGGATATCAGTGGATAAACACCCAAATCAAACCGCTTTAATTTACCGTTAAATCGATAGCGTAATTGAAAGACAATCTTGCCTTTTGGGGAGATGCGTACGCTCATGCCATCACGGTCTGCAATTTCGGTAACTTTATCACGGGGCTTGCCGTTATTTGCTTTTAGCCAAACTTCTGTCAACAT